TTTGACTTAAAACTACGCATTATCGCCATAAAATACCCCGTTTCAATTCTCGCCGCCGTAAATAGCCCGTGAAGCGTTTTTCTTTATCCGCGCAATAGTTTATATCCGCCGCTTAGTTTTCGCCCGTTAACAAGCGTTTCTCGCGGTCAATTATTTTGCGCCGCAAGAATTTTTGTGATTTCGTCCAACCTTGCATGAGCCGAACGCGCCCTCTGGTCAACTTCTGCTAACTTAATGTCGATTTCGTGCCGCGCCTGTTCTTCCCGGTCTGCCCGTTCCTCGAATTTGTCTAGCATTTTTTCGATTCTGTTTATGCTGTTATCTAACGGACGAAGGACGGCAAAATGAAACACCGCGGCTATCGCTGACGCAACCGCTATGATTTGTGACAAAATTTCAAGGTTCATTCAATCGCCCTCCCGTTCAAAGAAAAACGCAATACGATTCGCGATCATGGCGCGGGTATCATACTTTGCGCTTGTGTCGATTTTCCACCCTAGCAGATTATTCCAATGAATTTCCCAGCCACAGATCGTGCAAATCTTCGCCGTGTTCTTATACATCCACGCCCCGAACAATCCATCTGCGAAAATCTCCCGCACGAAGATTGTGTTTGCGCTTTGTCGGATTTCCAAGTTTGGCGAGATATTCAAGCCCAACAAATAAAACGCAAAACCGTAGGAACAATTGCGGGTTAGCCATAACACGCCGCAAAGATAGCGTTGTATGCGCTCCCAAAGCGTGAAATTGTGGTCGATACATACGCAGTACCACCGCTCACGGTTTACGCTTTTTAGATATGCGTCCGCGTCCTTGTATTCTTTGTAATGTTTAGCCCAATCGTATTGCAAGATTTTAGGCGCACACGATACGCCGTCTTGACACCATACCGCGTTGTCCCAAGTCTGCCAGTAATGCAAAAAGGACGGCAGTTCGCCGTCCTCGTCTGCAAACAATACTACAATAGGGTTTGTAATGTAGCAAAGAACCATAAATACTAGGGATAGAATGAAGTATATCAGCCAAAGAATCATTTCTTCTTCCCTGCCTTTTTCGGCGGCACATACCGCACGCACTGGGGATTGTTGCACACCCACTGCGGCTGTTCTGCCGTTCCGTCGTTTCGCATTTTCTGTCCACAGCGCACACAGCGCGGCGCGGGTTTAGCCATTGTCCTCAACCTCCTCGTTTATGCGCTTGTATTCTTCGTCGAACCATTCATCCAAATCTGCCATATCCTGCGCGACAGATTGCGCGGTTTCCGTGTCACCGCTCATTGTCGCTGTTGTATATGCTTCACACAAGTTCGCTTTTTCCTGCGTGTATTCTGCCGTCAATGCGGCAATCGCGGCGGCTTTGTCTGCCGCTTCTTTTGCAGTGATATAGTCGGGATTGTCAGCAGATAACCAATATAAGCCGTTAACCGATACAGGCTCGGTATCGGTAAAAAGCAAAGAAACGCCTTTGTTTCTTGCTTCGATTTCTTCCTGTGTATGTGCCGAACCATAATAATTTATAGTCCCGTCTGCGTTTTCAGTGTACCCGTAAACGATTTTATTATTTGCGTACTGCTCCCACTTTTCGCCGCTCCATCGGGGCGTATATCCTTCTTTGGCTGTTGGCTTTTTGTCCGTGGCGTTAGCAGGAATCAAAAATACATCATGCCCCGCCGCCGCGCTTGCTTTTGGGTCTTTTTGGCAGTTTGTTTCGCCGTCGTAAAAACGCAATAAATTATAATGATATGCAATCATGCGTTTCCCTCCTTATTCGTATTTAATCATAAACCGCACGCAAGCCGCAGGGGGCTGGACAGTGGTGCTGTTGCCGTAGATTGCGGAAGAACGAGATGCGTCGAAAGTATGATTCCTAGGCCTGGTTGCTATCCCGCCAGCACCGCCTTCTGTCGAACCGGCTTCGCTCTGAAATACTCCCTCCCAAGTTTGACTACCGTTATATATTGGTGTATATGCCGTACCAGTAATATTCGGAAGTCCTGCTTGCAGATACGTTCCCACGGGATTTGTCGTGCTTGCGCCTTGAAGCACCAAGTCCTCGCTCGTCGGCAAGTTGAACGTCGTCGAACCGTCGCCCGCGCCCCACGTCGTGCCAATCGCCGCAAACAAATCGGGGTACATCGTGCGGGAAACTGCGCTACCGTCGCAATCGAGGAAGCCTTCTGCAAGTCCTGTCCCCGCGTACGGCATGATAAATCCTACGGGGACGCCGCCGCCCAAGCTAAACTCTTTCCAATATGTATGGCTTGTGTCGCTATGCGGCGCGATGGTGTCCGCTACGGGCATATCAGCGATACACTCATATCTTTTGTTGTCTGACGGGTCAATCACGATGCAACCCGCGAAATAGTCCTGCGTCGCGTCATAGTGAAACGTCCAACCTTTTTGTGCGTAGTATGCAACGCCGCCCAAAAGGTTAAACGCACCGTTAAAATCTTCGCGGGAAGGAGCAACGCCGCCCGCGCCAAGCGGTAAAGCCGTTTCGGGCGGGAATCCCGTGCTTTGGCTCATAAGCCCGTTTCCTGCCGCCGCTTGCGTTTCGGGAATCGTGTTTTTCGTTCCGTTCTTAGCTATCGGCATAGCTAAAAGCGTTGGATTCGTAGTTGTCATTGTTTAATCACCTTCCTGTATTGGATATACGTTGAAAACGCCTTGATTTAACGGTTGCAACTGCGAACCGTTAAAGCCAAAAGTTCCCTGCGGGTCTATTTCGTAGTATTCAAACCCAACGCCGCCGCCCAAATTAAGAACGCCGTATTCGCGAAACAATGCCCGTTGATACGGCGTTAAGTAAAATTCAAAGACTATGCGAACCTTCATTTCTCCTATGTTCATAACAAGCACAGGATCGTCAAAAAGGCGGCTTAGAATTTCTTTTAGGCTTGGCAGTGTAGCGTTTCCGATATTTGCCGCCGCTTTCAGGAAAATCAACGTCCGAAACGCGGTATCATTCAAGCGAAATACGTTTGTATCACCCGTGATATAGAAAGGCGCTTGATTGAAAGGGTTTAGTTGGCTACCGTAAAACCCGAAGAAATCCTCGTTTTCTACGTTCAAATATCTTGACGCGCCAACGATACGCCCCCAAATATCAAGCCCTACCCCCTCAGCCGTGAGCGGATTGAAAACTTCATCATAGAAGGTTTTTATATCGCCTGTCGGGTCAATCTGCTTTGCCGCCGCCTCAACAATGCCTAATATGTGAGGGCTTGCGCCGTATTGGCTTTGAATCGTTCGCAAAGCCAAATCGTTAAAATCAAGGTTCATTTATCGTCACCTCGATATTATCAGCGTCAAATATCGGTTCTTCGTCCGCGTCAAGCGTTATACTATTGCCCGTCGGGCTTGCGGATAGGCCTATATATACACTTTCCAGATCATTCACGCCCGCGCTTTTGACAATGGCAACGGTAAAGCGTGAAGCGTATATCGTTTGCCCCATTCCGCATCTTGTGTTTCCGCTGTTTTCGTCTTGCCCGTTTGCGTCCGCGATAATAGCGTTTTTAATATCCTGCGTAACCGTTGCAGGTGTTTGCGCGGTCTTGTTGATCGTGACGGATAAATAAACGGGCGTGGCACTAGGGCGGACTATCTTGTAGTTATTGACTACGCCATCAGACGAAGTAAAACTAATATCAGTATTTCCGTTGGTGCCACAACCCGCGTCTAACTTGTTGTATATCGTTTCGGCTATATCGTCATCTTCGCCGCCGTAAACGCAAACGGCAACGCTATGAGATATTAACGATACGCCTTGTTTTGTAACGGTTGCGTCCGTCTTGTTTTCAAGCACTAGGCAATCAAGGACGTTTTCGACTTGATAAACCGCGCCTTGAAGTGCCGACGCGCTCCCATGTGCGTTCGCCGCTACCGAGTTATAACGCCGCTTTTCGAAATCTGCACGCCCTTCGATAAGATTACCCGTTACACCTGCCGCCGTATTGTTTACCGTATCCCAACCCGCGATTACCGTAATAATTTTTGTGCAAGTGTTCGCCCCGATATCAATTGCGCCGCTTTCCAATGCCGCAAACTCAACATCAACCGTACCTCCCGCGCCAATCGTAGCCGCCCCGACGCTTGCAAGTTTTATTCCGTCTGTGTTTTGGATAATGCTCCCTGCGGGTATCGTCGTACCGTATAAGCCCGTACAAGTACACGTTACAACGGTGGAGGTCGCCACTTTGCGAGAAAGAAAATATATCGCTCCTAATGCATCTTGGAAAATCCCGTCTGCGGTAAGCGGGTTAAACTGGTTAGCAAGGTTAAGAAACTCGCTGTCCTTGCCCGTGACAAGCACTGCCAACGAATCAATAATTTGCCCTGCGGGGCTTTCGCTAGAGGTGTTTAACGTCGCAGTTTCATCGTCGAAAACCGCCGTCCAATCATCAACTATTGATTGTCTGATTACGCTTGTACTGTCTGCGGAAAATCCCGTTTCCGGGTCAAAAGTGATTGCCATTAGCGCACCTCCTAAAACTCAACAGAAACGGTTTCGCCGTTCTCACTGGTTGCGGTAATCGTGCCTGTCATAGCGCGGGTTTCGGTATCAAGTCCCGCAATTTCAACCGTTGCTTCTGCGATATTTTCAACGGCAAGCGCGGTTTCACGGTACACGGCGCGAACCTCGGAAAGTGCGGGTTTTACGCCTAAATCTAAATCGAAATGCGGCACCCCTTGCCGTTGGCGCAAGTATGCGTCACGGGTAAATAATCGGACGGCGTTAGCAACATTTTGAGCGTCACAATACCTCCCGGAAGTGGTCGAAATATTGCCCGCGCCGTCCAACGTGATATCCCATTTATCATTCAAAAAAAGGCTTCGCTTGTTCATCGTGTCGCCTCCTATTTCGGCGGGCTGGTATCGCCGCCGCTATCGCCCGTGTGGATGTGTTGCAAGAACGAAATTCCGCCTATTGTGCAATCTCCCGAAATATCCATTGTTCCGCTAAAAGTCGCGCTTGGGCTTGTTACCGTTAGCCCTGCGGGGGCAGTTATAACAACGTGTCCGTCTTGCTTGATTTCGATATACACCGTGGGCGGCGCGTTATGAAAACCGCCTATATAGAAACCGTCGCTCATACTATGGCGGCGAAAGCTCCCCGGTTGTTGCGGCGTGTCCGTCCCTGTTTGCACGTTGCTCGAATCAGCTTGCGCAAATACTGCCAAGCCCTTATCACCAACAACGGGGTCAAGG